ATGGGTAATAATCATATTTGTCTACAGATCGTGTAGCAGTCTTCTCTACATCTTTATAAGTGTACTCATTCCAAGACAGTCTATCCGCAGTTTTGAGTTTGCTTGGTAGCTTACCCTCATATACTGCTTTGGTTAATATTAAATATGTATTAGTCATTTATGTTTACCTTTTTGGTGTTTATAATTTTTTTGAATTTCTGGTAACAATAACTCTCTATTATAAATTCTTGCTTCATCAATAAGTCCATTAAAAAATAAACCATTTGACCTTTTACCTATATATACATCTGTATAAGCAATTGTTACATTTGTGCAATCTGATTTAGTACCATCTAAAGCATCATTTAAATATATTTTAACAGTTGTGCTACCATTAAAAGTAATAGTTGCAAAATACCAAGTATTTATAGCTAATGTTGTTCCAGAACTATTTGCAAAATCAGCATCACTATCTTGATTATTCCAAGCAAGTTTATTGGAGGAGCTAACATAAAATGAATTTTCATAATGAGCTGTACCAGCATCACCAGAAGAAATAAGCACATGATTAACTCCAACTACTTTTGCTTTAAACCAACAACTCATAGTAAATGGTTTACCACCAGACATATCTAATCCAGAGGTTTTAGGAATTATTGCAATTTCACTACTACCATTTAACCTTAACACATTGCTACTTGGATTTGTTAACGGAAATCCTAATCCATCTTTGTTAGAGTTTAATCCCTCACGAATTGTAATTAAGTCTGGTGTACCCGCAACTGTGCCTGTGTTGCCTGTGTTTAGTGTAGCTCCTGTAACTGTACCATTATTAGAATTACTACTTAAATCAGTTACTGTTGTAACATTGTCTAATTTCCAATACCCTGTAAGACCAGAATTAGACGATTCACTCCCACCTATGCCATTGTTATATATCTCTAATACTTCACTTGCTGATTTAGTTACATTATAAAGACCAACAGAGCTTATAGAGCCTTCAAAATAACTGCCATTTTCAAACGAGGTTGCACCAATTCTTGCATTTGTTGATGTATCTACAGATAATCCCGATACAGAAATAGTTTTTACTTCTACACCATTTGCATACACACGCATAGTAGAACCATCATAAGTACAAACAAAATGCACCCATTGATTTGCGTATGCAGTTGCTACTAAAGCATCACTGCCATTTACTTTATATATAAGCCGATTTCCGTCATCAATAAAAAGTCTTATTCCTTCAGAACCATTCTTTTGCGCAGAAAATAGTACATCATTAATTCCACTATGATTTACCCAGACTGATATAGAATGATTAGTATAAGAAAACGGAACAGGCAGTTGTATAAAATCATTTACTCCATCAAAATTTAAATAACTCCACCCTCGTCTATCAGTCCATGTAGTTACACCATCGTTTCTCCAATAGCCTAATAGATTTCCAGACTTGGAGTGAGTAGTAGCATTTTTTATTACAGAATCTGCAAAGAGTTCTTGAACTTCTGCTCCTGTTAATGCAGTATTCCAAAATGAAAATTCATCAACAATCCCAGAAATCACATTACCCGAAGAAGAAATATTTATTACATTAGTAGCTACTGCTATAGCAGAAGATGTAGTAGCGTTAGGAGTTAATGCTACTCCATTTTTATATAATGTATGAGTACCACTATTTGCTACCCAAACTAAATGCATTGAATCTCCTATAGTTAAAATATTATCATATCTTGTATGATTTGGAAAATCTGAATAAACATATAAATCATTATCTATAGCTCTAAAATAAATATTAGCATGAGTAAATAAATCTTGTGTGCCAGAAATACTATTAAGATTAATCCAAAAACTATAAGTTGATGTAGCAGATGTTGAAATATTTGAAGTAGTTACTTTGCTACTAATTTTATTAAAAAACATTTTCTCATTGTACTTAACCAATGGGATCTGCGGAATGACTGGTTCATTTTGAGCAGTAGTAAATCCAAATGAGGATATTCCTACTTCACGAACTTTTAAATCATCATATAAATTATGTTGACCGCTATTTGTAGAATTATTTTTAATATGAAGATAAGAAGTTGTTCCTGTTGCAACAAACGTATTAGATGGAATTATTGCACCACTTGAAGAAGATACGCTTAATGTATTTTCATTTAAATCATCTGAAACACTTAAACCACCGCTCATATTTGCAGTAGTTAATTTTACTTCTGCATTATAACTTTTACCAACTACAGTTGTAAATGGCAATGCTACATGAGCTTTAGTTGTACCATCATTTGTAAGTTTAAGAGTATTACCATTTATTTCGTCACTTCCAAATAAAGGAAAAAACTTTGTAGTGGTAATTTCTTTAACTGATAAATCTGTGGCAGTAAAATCAGCATTTATATCTATGTTTAGACTAAATTGTGTACTTGTTGCTATGAAATATCTTGTGAATGTTCCTGTACCTTCATTATATATTTGTGGCATACTTGAAGCACCAGCATTACCTCGTATTCTACCATCTGTATAAGAATCAATAATTATAACAAGTTTATAAAGTTTTCCAGAAACTAATATTCCAGATTTAGTTAATGTACAATCTTGAGCAGCTATAGCAGTTAATTTTCCAGAGTTAGTTGTATTGACATCAAGTGTTTCTCCTACTCCATCTCCTACAATAGTTGCGTAACTTGCATTTGTAAATGAAGCATCTCCATATAATTCACTACCTAATGTTGATTGAGTAACTTGATTACCTGCTGTATCTGAAAAATCAAATTCATAAGTTCCAGAATTAGCGGTTAAAATACTATCCATTGCCAGTATTTGAGCAGATGATAATACATCCTTCATATTCCCAAAGAAATTTGTAGTAGCGTGGTTGCCCATGAGGACTTCTTTGACGGAGACATCGTCTATTTCCATAAATGCATTTGCATCTGCATTTTGCATATAAAACCATAAGTGTGAGCCTGTAGGAGCTACATAATAAGTTTCAAATAATTTTGCATCTCCTGTATGAGTTGTTATGTTTGTTACAGTTGCACCACTACCACCATCCATTACAAGGATGCTACCAGAGCTAATACTTGCTCTATATTTAAAAGATACTTTATAAAGTGTACCTGATGTAAAAACATAATTTCCAGTTGTTCTAATTGCTCTATCACTTCCCGCTACATCGTTTACTTCAAATCTTTGAGCATTTCCTGTAAAGCCATTTCCTGTAACAACACTATAATCAAGTTTTCCAGCATAATTGTCAGCCCAATTATCTGCTAATCCATCACTATTACTATCTGTCCAATCTGTAGCGTTTACTACATTCTCACTACCCAACCTCTTCTCACTATGGTCATACACAATGCTTTGTGGACTTTCAGGGTTAGCTTCAGACATAGGATACCAAGCAACTAATGTTGATGGACTTGGTACAGACTCTGGCTTCAAATACTGTGAGGTTATTTCTGCTTCTGTTAATGCAGATGAATGAACTTTTACATCTGATATGCTTCCATTATAATAATAAGCACTCGGATGATTTCTTTTTCCAATAAATATACCATTGCTATTAGATGGAAATGAACTACCATAAGAAGTTGCAGTATGATATAACTCGCCATCTTTATAAAATTTTGCAGTTCCACTATTGAATGTAATAGTGTGAAAACCCCAAGCACTATTATCTAAACTTGAAGATGCAGTTACTGTTGTACCACCTATACCAAGAAACATAGTAGTTTTGTTAAACCTTATTGACCATTGGTCTCTGTGGTATCCGAGTATTGCTTGATTTCCAGTTCCAGATGTTTTTGTCCAAAAAGAAATTGTACCTTGAGATTTACCCGCAAGAGCGTCTTCAGAAATAGTTAGGTAATCTGTAGAACCATCAAACACTAATCCTCGTCCGCCATACACCTCGGCTCTTGAAGCGACATCTGCTGTAAGTAGTGGCGAACTTGATCTTCCGCTTTGTATCGTTGTAGCCATTATTTAAGCACTCCTGTGTTTGAGGTCACTCTTTTTAATGATATATCG